GTGGAAACGCACGAATGCGACCAGTTTGCAAGCCCGGTTGTGGCTCAAATCTCCATCATCTGCCCCAATCCGTTTTGGTTGGGGGCGGAGGAGATCATCAAAAACATCTCTGGCGTGGTGAACATGTTTTCTTTCCCGTTCTCCCTTCCTGCTGCTGGCGTGGAAATGTCCAGCCTCACGGGCGAAAAATACGCCCTGTTGCACAATGAGGGGGATGAGCCTGCTGGCTTTGTGGCCACGGTGTATGCGCGGGCCAATATCATCAATCCCGTGATTTACAACGCGCTGACCAATGAAGCCATCGGCATCACCGGCACGCTGGAAAAGGGCAGCACGCTCACCATCAGCACCGTTGATGGCAACAAGCGTATCAAGATCACCGATGCAAACGGCATTGAGAGGAATGTGCTTTCTCTCAAGCGAGAGGGCAGCAAGTGGCTCAAGCTGGCCTCTGGTGCCAATTACATTGCATATGCAGCCCAGGAGGGCACGGATGCCATGATGGTTACGCTGCGCCACAATGAGCTGTTTGTGGGGGTGTAAGCATGGATTTTAACGTGCATGACAGCAACGGCGTTTGGATGGGCATTGTGGAGAGCCCCACCTCTGCCATCTGGGCCCGCCGTTACCAGAAACCGAATGATTTTGAGCTGTATTTCCACGCCTCTGCTGAAATGCTGGCATTGATTACGGATGATTGTTATATCACCCGTGAGGACAGGCCGGAGGTGATGGGCGTTGAGCATATCGAAATCATTACCAGCACAGAGGATGGCAATTACATCCGTATAGCTGGCCGTGGTTCAGAGGCGTTGATTGGCAGGCGCATCATCCAGGAGCAAACAACTGTGGCTGGGCGTGCGGATGCTGCCATTTATGCGCTTGTCAATCAAAATGCTATCAACCCTGTAGACCCGGCCAGGGAGTTGCCCATCATCATGGATGTGCCCGCACTCCCTGGCCTGCCCATCACCTGGGAGCTGGGCACGATTGTGACCACCACCGGCGCGGATAGTGACAGCACCACACGCTTTAGGGGTGTTGAGTATATCCCTATTCGCAATGGCTTGCATATCACCATGGCGGAAACGCAGCGCATCCATCTGTATTACTATGATGCGGCTAAAAACCTCATCGGTTATAGTGGTTGGCACAGCGTGACATCGTACACAATCACGCCCAGCACCTTTGCCGGGGCTGTATATGTGCGCATGATCTTCTCTCGCCGTGACAATGCGGCCATCTCTGATGTGGCATCTGCCGCCAGCACGGTGGCTGTGCATCATGGAATCCGCGCACAGTATACGGGCAACAATCTGCTGGAAACTACGCAGGAAATTTGCAAATCGTATGGCCTGGGCTTCCGTGCTGTAACAGATAATCACGCCATTGTCAAGCCGCGCATCGAACTGATGGAGGGCACAGACAGGAGCGAGGGCCAGGAGAGAAACAGCCCCGTGATATTTGCCGCAGAATATGAGAACTTGCTTTCCTCCAGCTATCTCCTGGACACATCGAAATATAAAAATGTGGCCATTGTAGCGGGTGAGGGCGAGGGCAAAGCCCGAAAGCGTGCCACCTATGGCAGCGCATCCGGCCTGCACCGGCGTGAGATGTTTGTGGATGCCCGCGACCTATCCACCAATGATGGGGAAATCAGCGATGATGATTACACGGCCCAGCTTGTGGCCCGTGGAGCGGAAAACATCGCAGAAAACCCGATAACCGAGGCTTTTGATGGTGAAATCGACACCACCAATTTTGTGCTGGATGAAGATTACACCCTGGGCGATATCGTAACGGTAGAAAATGAATACGGCATCCGCAAAAACGTGCGCATTGCTGCTATTGTTGAATGCTGGGACGAAAACGGTTATACAGCAATTCCAACATATGAAAATGTGGAGGTGTAAAAAATGGCTTTGGAAAGTGGCTTTTTCAATAGCGTAAACGGTGACAGGCTGTACAATGCCGAACAGATGAGCCGATATTTTGAAAATATCCTGTCCAGCGGCATTTTCAAGCGCGTTGAGAACTGTCTGAAAGTATCAGCATCCAGCGGCATGACGTTGAGCGTGGCCGCTGGTGGTGGCCTTATCAATTGCCGCTGGTTCCGCTCTATGACAACGGAAACGGTGACTATTCCCACGGCTCATGCTGTGCTGCCGCGTTTTGATATCGTTGTTGCCCGCCTTAATACATCGGACGAAGTGCGAGCCATTACGCTGGAGGTTGTAACCGGCACGCCTGCCGAAACACCCACGGCACCCGACCCGGTGCGCACAACCAGCATCCATGATCTGGTTTTGGCGCTTGTGTATGTCCCGGCTGGAGCAACGGCCATCGTTGAGGCAAACCTCACCGATGTGAGGGAAAATGACTGGTATTGTGGATATGTGCACAGCCTTGTGGATACCCCTGTGCAAAGGGCGCTCAATTCCCGCTATGTGGCAACTGCGAATGATACCACGGTTGCGCCCATCAACATTGCTGCATATAATCCCAATGCTGATCTGCTCAACGTGTATGTAAACGGCTTTAGGCTCATGCCTGGCGTTGAGTACACCATCAACACGGCCACCGCATCCATCACCCTGGCGGAGCCGATTGACGCGGGCACCATTGTGGATTTTGAGGCTGTTGTGCCCATGATGCCGGAGGAGGGCGTGCCCAATCTTGCGGAGGTTGTGGCAGAGCTGGCGCAGACTGTGGCAACCCTCCAGGCTGATGTTGAGGCGCTTGAGGCTGATACTGGATGGGTGCAGCTAACGGGCGCGGATGGTATCAGATTTAGTGAGCTTTGGGTGCCGAAGCTGCGGAGAATCGGAAAAACAGTACACTTGCGCGGCCTGTGCACGGGCGTGACGGCAAACCAGACGCAGCTCCTCACCATTCCCGAAGGATACCGCCCGCCTGCTGGTGGCCATGCCTACGTTGGATATTGCGGCAACGCAGATGATGTAAGAGCGGCCCGCCTTTTCGTGGAGGAAACAGGTGAGGTGATTTTCCGCTCTGCCGGAGAGGTTATTCCTGCGGACAATGACCCGATTTTGATTACCACAAGTTGGCTCATTGACTGACAAGCAAAAACCCCGCCAAAATGGCGGGGTTATGCGCTTTTTACCTTGTTTAATTAGTGGGGTTTTACGGTACTATTTCTGTTGAGATAGGGGTGTAAGACCCCATTTTTGGCATGCTTCCACGAAAGCACGGGATGCCAGATGCGGTGCTGCATCCTGCGCCTGTTAGGGCCACAATATCGCTTGCCTCCTCAATCATCCGGGCAAGCTCTTTGATTTTGTTTTCCATGTTACCTCACAAGAATTTTACATCAACAATCTCTTTGCCATCAAAAACAATTTGCTTGATGATGCCGCGCCAGAAACGCCGCTTTTCTTCCCGGGTGAATGTTTTGTAAATCTTATCAAAATCCGTGGCCAAGATTTCCCGCAGCGGCTCAATGTCACGCTCTGGCGGTGGGGCCTCCTGCTCTGCCTTTGAAATGAGCAATTTGATTTCTGCATCCTGGGTGAAATATTCTTCATCGCTCACATTTCCGGCCATATACATTACATTGAGGCGGCGCAGCCTTTCCTTGAGTGCTTTGATGTTCACCTTTGGCTTTGGTTTTGGTTTTTGCTTCTCAATCTCCGCCTCTGCAATCTCATTCTCAAGCAGGGGCTTGAGGTTTTTGAGCAAGTATTTTTCAACTTTCCGCTCTGTTGGTGAATATTTGTAGGTGCATGTTGTGAACTTGAAGCGGCAACGATAACTCAAATACTCATATTTTTTGCCGTTGCGGATGTTGGTTTTATATGTTCCGCACAAAATGTGATCACAATCTGGGCAGCGCATCATGCCCGAAAAAAGATAGCAGCGCTTTGCACGGGTATCTTGCCGCCTGCGCTCTGCTGTTTCTTGAATCATCAGCCAATCCTCTCTGCTAACATATGGCTCACAAAAATCCTCTATATCATCCCACATGCCGCAATAAAACGGAGAGCGTGCAATGCGCGTCCATGTTTTTGGGCTTTTAACAACGCCGTGCGCATCCTGCATATACCGTATTGCAGCGGCAAGGTTGTTTTCCTTGACAAGAATGCGCCAAAATTCTTGCGTCATTTCCTCCTCTGCCGGGTCTTTCACCAGGCGTTGGATACCATTCTCATCTTTTTGTTTCATATAGCCCATGGGCTTGTGAGGGCCGCCAAAGCATGCCTCTTTATTCTTGCGCTTATTCTTGAGAACGGCCTTGACACGTTCCGCGCCCTTGTCACGCTCATTCTGTGCAACGGCAAGGAAAATGGTTATTGCCATCTGGCCATTGGCTGTGGTGGTATCATAATTCTCTTGTATGGCTTTCCATTGCACCCCGTGCTTTTCCAATATTTCTTGTACTTTGAAATATTCTTTGACGGAGCGGAACCACCTATCAAGGCGGGTAAAGAGAATCATGTCAATTTTCCCGGCCTGCACATCATCAAGCAAGCGCTGCAATGAGGGCCTTTTCAGCGGCGGCTTTGCGCCGGAAATGCCCTCATCCGTATAATGATCAACAATTTTGAGCTGGTTCTTTTCGCAATACTCTGTCAAATCGTCAATCTGTGCATCTATGGAGAAACCCCGAAGGGCCTGCTCCTCTGTTGAAACGCGCTCATAGAGCCCGACCCTTAATATTGTCATGTGTTCATTTCTCCCCTATATGGATATTGCATTATTTATAAAATGCTATGTCTACTTTTAACCCGTTTTTCTTCCTGGCTATTTTTGTTTTGCGCGTTTGATAAATTGCCAACCATAATATAGCAATGGCAGGCTAAAAATGAGAAGCCCCCAGCCTCCAACCGAAAAACTAATCAGACTAATAAGCGTGGCGATAGAACCAAAAATGAGCGAAACCACTCCACAAATACGATATGTAATCGGGCGCGGTGTCCGTTGGCGAGTGTTCGCCTGGCTGGTTGTTGTGAAAGTAACATGTGTTCCGGGAATGCGTGTGGTTTCTGTGACGCGCCCGGTTTTTGCGTTAATGGTTGTTCTGTGATACTTGCCGCCGACTGTATAACTGGTAGAGCTGCCATTTCGATTCACACGAACTCCAGGGAAAATTTTTCTACTGCTCCTGCTGCGGATTGCCATGTTTACACCTCATCCTCCAATCAACCAAACAGAGAGAATATACTGCCCCGGCCCTCAAATAGGCCGCGCAGCCATAGGAAACCAACATCCGGGTTTAGTCTATCAATAATCAGCGCACCAACGATGACCACCACACAAACGCCTAACAGCGTGCCCAAAACGGCAATGCTTTTGTTTCTGCTGGTGATCTGGCCGCGCAGGAAATCCTTATCCTGGGTGTTGCGCTTGTTGGTGTTGGTGATGAGTGTTTCCATGGAGGCGTTGGATTGCTGGAGTTGCTTGACAGTATCATCAAGGTGCTGGATTTTATCCTCACGCCTGCAAAGCTCATTTTCAAGCTGTCGGATTCTTGCCTCATAGGCGGCTTTTTCGCTGTTGGTTACATTGCCGCATGGGTTGCCCTCACAGTTCCCGCCGATCAGAAAGCGAGCAACCGGGCGGGCCGTTTCCAGCCTGCAATCCGCATGGGCCCCGGTTAGAAAACTATAAACGGCGGTTTTTGATACTTTGGTTTCTGCCGCTGTTTTGTCATAGGTTGCGCCTGGCCGTTTCTTTCGCAGCTCATCGCACCAATGCCCCAGCTCAACGGCATCCATCAGCAGCAGATTGGGGCCATCGCAGGCTTTTCCAAGCTGATCACATGTCAAACATTTCTCATAACGCATAAAATGAACCCTCATTCCCTCAAAAAATCAAAATTCTCTAAAAAGAACGCGCGTTTTGTGCCCAAAAGAACGTATTTTTTCATTTTGGAAAACGGTTTCTCTTTATCATGGGATTGCGCTTTATTTGTGGGAATGATAGTGTGAATGCGGGCCGAGAAAGGGCCTATCATTCCCAGGCTTGTGGGGGTGTTCGGTTGGCGCTGCACGCCCCCACATTTCATTTTGGTATCTGTGGTATCAATTACCATTGTTTTGAATAGTTGTCATAGTTTACAATGTTTTCAGACATTGACGGAACAAACGTTCCTAACCCCAGGAGAAAGGAAAACGATATCATGACCACCAAAGATGACCTTATTACCTACATACTTTCCCTAACCCCGGAGCAGATCGACAAGCTCACTCGTCAGATTCCACGATTGACCGCATTACTCGAAGAATCATATCAGCCTTATCCTGCGGAACAGTCTTTGCAAAATCAATGAGCTTTTTCTGATTTTCCGAAAGTCCCGCAGCACTTGCGGGTTTTTCTTCTTCTGTATCCCACCCAAGAATATACTCCGGCGTGGTATCCAAAATACGCGCCATGGCCTCAATACGATCTGATGGAATGTTTGTTACAATTCCTTTTTCATACTTTGATATGGTTTGCCTTTTGGTATCAAGTAACCGGGCAAGTTCCTCCTGGGTGAGCTTCTTTGCCTCCCGCAACTGGCGGATTCTATCACCTTTTCCCACGTTTTCTCACCTCCTTGCAAAATCATTGTAGCACATATTTTTCCTTTTGCAAGAAAAAAAGCACTTGACAAGCGCAGAAAAAGTATTATACTGAAATAGTAAAAAGCACTTCTCAAGTGCGAGCAAGGAGGAATGCAACGTATGGTAGATACAAGAGCCTTGCGCGGTTTGATTGTGTCCAGAGGTATGACGCAACAGGATGTGGCTTTTGAGCTGGGAATTGCGCCCAAAACCTTCTATATCAAGATGAAAAAAGGGGTTTTTGGCAGCAATGAAATTGAGGCAATGATCAAACTGCTCTCTATCGAAAACCCTTTGGAGATTTTTTTTGCAGAAGAACGCACTTGACAAGTGCTTTTGTGATTGGAGGGACAAAGATGGAACTTAAAGAGCGAATTGAAAAAGTTTTGTCGGAAATCTTGTCCGACAAGTACGAATGCAAGATCACGCTGCGCTTTGTTCCTAAAGATGGGGCGCGGGCGGCGGATGCTGCTTGCCAGGAAGGGCGTGAAAATCTTGAGTGCTCTGCGTGACAACAATTATTTTGTTGTGCATGGCTGGATGATCAACAAGCTGGGCCTCAAGGGCACGGAGCTGGAGCTATACGCCATCATTTATGGATTTAGCCAGGCGGAGGGGCAAAAATTCCACGGGAATTTGCAATACCTCATTGATTGGACAGCAACATCCAAAAGCACGGTTATGCGCGGCCTGCAATCGCTGGTTGAGAAAAAGCTGCTTATTAAGAATGATTTTTTCACCAATGGCGTTAAGGCGTGTGAGTACCGTTGCAACCCTGCCGGTGGTGGTGTCGAAATGACACCGGGGCGGTGTCAAAATGACACCGGGGGTGGTTCCAAAATGACACCGGGGCGGTGTCAAAATGACACCGGGGGTGGTTCCAAAATGACACCCAATAATATATCTAATAAAGATACTTATAAAGAACCTTATAAGGAATCTGATATAGAGGAGAAAAGCACGGCAGAGATGCCGGGCGGGGCTCCTGGGGCTATCGCCCCAGACCCCAAACCCGCCAAGGCATCCAGATTCAAACCTCCTACCCTTGAGGAGGTACGGGCCTATTGCCTGGAGCGGGGCAATAACATCGACCCCGAAAAATTCCATGCTTACTATGAAAGCGTGAAATGGTACCGGGGCAAAACCAAAATCCAGGATTGGAAAGCGTGCGTGCGCACCTGGGAGAGCAAAGAGCGCTCTGCCCCTGGCCAAGCCCAGCGGCAGCAGCCACAGCCTACCCCACCACCCCGCAAGGGCGGCAACGTGTTCCTGGATATTCTCAATGATGGGATGTGATGACATGACCGAAAAGGAAACTGCGGAGCTCATGGCCATCCTCAAGGCGGCCTATCCCAACAGTTACAACGGCATGACCAAGCAGGAGGCCATTGGCGTGGTAACTGTTTGGCATCTGCACTTTGCGGATGTTCCGGCTGATATCGTGTTTATGGCCCTGCAAAAGGCCATCAGCTCCAGCAAATTCCCGCCATCCATCAATGAAGTCAAGGCCAAGCTGCAAAGCGTCTATTGGGAGGCCCATGAGGCCCTTGAGGATGATCTTTACCCGATATCACCCGCAGAGCAGGCGGCATATCGGCGCATATGCGCCGCAACCAAACCTTACAAGCTGGCCAGGGCTGTGGAGCCCACCGTGCAGCAGATGCTATACAGCGGCCCGCACGGTGGCCCAGGGCTGGCGGAGGGGCCTGGCAACAGGCTGGGTGGCCCTCAATGATTCCCAAAACAGGAGGAGGCAGCACCATGAGGCTCAAGGAAATCCGCGCCATGATGTGTGATGAGGGTTGGCCGTATAAAAAGACCAAACACGGCATGAAATCCGGCCAGCCCAATCCTCTGGCCTGCGCGGAGTGTGAAAGCATGTGCCTGGGCGGCGTAGAGTATCTCAAAAAGATACCCGATAAGGAATTTAGGGCGCTGCTCTGCGGCGGCGATTGCGCCAACTGCCGCCAGCCCTGCAATCTGCGCAGGCTGGCCCTCATGCGCAAGATCAAGCCCCGCGTGGTGCGGCCAAGGGCAAAGCCCAAAGCCCGCTCCTGGGTGGATATCGCCATGCGGCCCTACAATGAGCGGCATGCCTTTGATAAGAGATAGGAGGCACATACCATGTGGCAAAGGTACGGCAATGTTTGGGTGATGAAGGAAATGTCCATCATCACCGTTGAGCCTTTCCAGTCTGATGGGCTGTATTTGTGGAAAGCCTGCTGCGGCGGGCGGCCCGTGGAGCAGATCAAGCCCAGCACCAACAGCGCGGAGGTTATGAGGCGGACAGAGCAATATTATGATGCCCGCATCGAATTGAGCCCCGCAGAGCGGAGGAGGTGAGCAGCATGCTTTTGGCCGCTTTGGTTATCGCCGCCCTGGTTGTGGGCAATATTCTGGCCTGGTTTCTGGGTGTTCTCTCTGTACTCTGGGTTATCCAGGGCAAGCACCCGCACGTTTATGCGGAACTGGTGAACGAAAGGAAAAGAGGTGGCAAGGATGCCCTATCCTCATGATATCCCGCTCACTCTGGCCCCAAGCCCTTGCAAGGATTGCAGCGAGCGGCACCAGTATTGCCATTCATCGTGTGAAAAGTATGCAGCATTTCGTGCCCAATGTGAGGAGCTCGCTGCCGAAAGACAGCAGAAAAGCGAAATGTACGATTATCTGGGCTCTGTAATCAAGCGCATGCCCGGCAAGCGCAATCTTTGACGAAATGGAGGATTCCCTCATGCAATATACCCCTGGCCGGGTTTACCGGCACAAAACCAGGGAGGCCCAAAGATACAGGGCCAGGGCCCAGCGCCTTGAGGTGCTTTTTGCAGGGCTCTCGCTGCTGATCTCCATATCATTCCTTGTTATGTTTGTCAAGTGGTGGCTGATTTAACGAAAATGGAGGGTGAAAAAAATGATTGACAAGTCAAAAAGAAAGGCGGCAGCATGCCGCAACGGCGCAATAGTGGCAATCCATATGACAGGCGGCCCGGATTGCCTGTGGATGAACATGTATCTGGACACGGATGCCTGGCAGATGACCTGCGACAGCGATATTGGTTTTTATGCGTATCACTGGCAGCGCAATGCCAGCAAGAACGGTTTTCTTGAATTGTGCATCCGCTGGCTGTCTGATGAGGCATGGCTGCTGCGCAAGTGCATTGGTGAAAGGCACGCCCCGCTGGACTTTGACAAATCGGCAACGGTTGAGGCCCTGCGCGAAATGTACGCCGAGTATTACGAGGGTGAGGATGTCGATACAACCGACTTTGAGGATGTGATTGATGATGCTTGCGGATACGATGACAAAGAAGCATGGTACGCTGCGCTGACCCATTCCGCATACGCACGCGATGTGGAATTGCCGGAGGAATGGTGGGAGTGCATTGTGGAGGGCTACAGCCCATGGCAGAAGCGATTTGCGGAAATCTGCCGGGAAGTCATTGTGCCGGAGCTTGAAAAGCTGGTTGGGGAGGCTGGCGCGGATGGCTGATCTGTCAAAATGCCCCATGTGCCCACAATACTCTCAAGGGTACTGTGAATATAGCTTTGAGCTGGATTTGCTGATGCCATGCGAGGAAGGAGGGGCGGAGGATGCCGATGAGGCGCGGTAGCACCAGAAGCACAAGCACGGCGGCCAGGATTTTCAAGAGCATTCTTGCCCGCTATTACTGGAAAAACCGCTTGCGCCATTGGTTCCTTGCCCCGTTTGGGCGGCTGCGCAAGCCCCTCCCGCTGCTCTGGGATAAGTATTGGGAGGGCCCGGATTTTCCAATCTGCCCCCGCTGCGGCGAAATGCCGCATAGTTTGAAAGCCTGTTATTTCTGCGGGCAACGATTCACGAAAGAGAGGAATGCAGAATGATTCCCACAAAATACAAAGGTTCTGATTTAATCGGCAGAAAATGCCGCCCTATGTATGCCTTTAGAAACGGCGCGGGCAATGGTGTCACCCGGGACACCGTTTGCACAATAGTGAACGTTATTCGCGGCCACGGGTTTGTTATCGAAACAGAGAAATGCCCGCATTGCGGCCAGTATGCCCATATCGCCAGAATACCAAGGAGAGATTTGGAACTTATTGAGGAGGACAACCACCAATGACCAACAGAGAAAAGGCCATCATCATGGCATACACCGGCGTAACCACCTTGACGGGTGATGATCTCAAATTCTTCTATGATTATGTTGCCAATCTGATGGGGCGGCCTGTATACACAAGCGAGCTCCCCAGGCTGGCCGATGCAATCAAAGGCGCTGCATATGTTGATTTTGTCGCAATGTGCAAAGCGGAAGAATGGCACCCCATGACCCTCAACGAGTACCAGCGATTGGCCCAGCGCACCAGCAGCGATGACCCCGGCACTTTTGCCACCGTTGCCGCCAAGAAGATTGACAACGGCATCCTGGGCATGGCTGGCGAGGGCGGCGAGTGCGCCGATATCTGGAAAAAGCATCTGCACCAAGGCCACCCGCTTGACAGGGAAAAGCTGATCAAAGAGGCCGGGGATGTGCTTTGGTATGTTGCGGAGCTGGCTGCGGGCCTGGATGTCACCCTGGAGGAAATCGCCACCCGCAACATCGAAAAGCTGCGCAGCCGCTACCCGGACGGCTTTGCCGCAGAGCGCAGCATCCACCGTGAGGGCACGGAGGATTGATATAATGCGCGGCCCTGGAGGGGCAGCTCCACAAAAACATTTTAGGAGGTGAAAGCCTCCCCATGGATTTGAGGATGTGCCTACCGCTGCGCGGGGTTCGATTCCCCGCCCGCGCACCATTCCAAAGAAAATAGGGGTGATTGAATGATTGAGGCAATTATCACCTGTAAAGATGGCACCACCGCGACCATATACGCGGCCAATTTCCCGGAGCTGTTTTCAAAGCTGGCCTATGAGCAGATGGTGAAACTGGATGCCTGCACCATTGACCTCAAGCATATGAGGCAAGGAAAAGAGAGGAGCCGAAACAATGAAAATCACTTGCACGCTATCTGAATACACCAAACTGGCCCGGCAATGCGGGGAGAATAAAGCCCGCTTTAACTGCCGCAATTGCCCGTTGCATGGCGTGGTGGAGCTGCCGGAGGGCGAAAGCTGCGATATTGAGCGCTTTGTGCAGGCCGTTACCATGCCAGAGAGCCCGCTTACGTTCAAGGTAAACGGCATCCCATCACCCAAAGATATGGAGAACTTTGTGCATACTATTGCGCAAGGGGCAAGGGGTGAAAGGCTTGAAAGCAGATGAAGTCATTAAGTGCTTGCACGCCTGCGCCGGGATAAATAGTGAGTGCAAGCGATGCCTCAAAACGGTTGGATTTGGCTGCGCCCGTGATCTCAAAATGGAGGCAGCCGCCATGATTCAAGCCATGGCCGCAGAAATTGAGAGGCTCAAGCCAAAGGAGGGGGAGCAATGAACAAGGCCGATTTTGAAAGAAACCGCAGAACGATTGAAGCAATGATACTCAATGTGCATCAGCCCAACAAGCTCTCTATTGCCCAGCATAACGCCATCACAAACGCTGTCATGCTGATGACAGCGCAAAAGGCGGACAAGCACCTCATTGCTGTCTTGAGCTATCACATCGACAAGCCGGAGGCAATCCTTTTCCGTGATGTGTACACCATGCGGGCATTGCGGGCCGCCTTTAACGCTCTCACCCGCAAAATTGAGGCGTTGGAAAGGTGGGGAGAATAGAGTGCAGGAAGAAATGCAATTCACCATTGAGGGGCGTTTGCCCTCTCTGAATGAATACACCCGCGCATGCCGCGCTCATTGGTCAAAGGGTGCAAAGCTCAAGCAGCAAGTGGAGGCTGAAATCATGTGGCAGATCACCCAGGCGCGGCTTGCCAAGAAATTGGCACCCGTTACCGAGCCGGTGGTGATCTCGCTGGAGTGGCATGAGAAAAACAGGCGGCGCGACTTTGACAACGTAACCTTTGGCGTGAAATTCATTCTTGACGCTTTGCAGCGCATGGATATCCTCATTAACGATGACAGCAAGCACGTTGTTGGTATCAACCATTCCATTGTACATGATGGCCAGAGCTTTATTGTTGTAACCATTCGCCCGGCAGCCTAACGGCCAGGCATCCCCAGGAGGTGGAGAAACGTGGACGCATGCAAACAAACTCATGAGGCGCTTTGCGTCTACGGTAAATTAAAACGGATGAAAACGGCGGGCGGAGAGAAAACCCAGGCTTTTGTTGCCCAGCTCTCCGCAGCGCTGGCCCAGCTTTCCATTGAGGAACAGCACATTGTGCAAAGCCTCTATATCAGAGAGATGACCCAGGAGGAAGCGGCGGAGGCGCTTGATTGCGATGTGTCCACCATAGCAAGGCGCAAGCGCAGAGTGATTGACAGCCTGGCGCTCCACCTGTACCCGGATGAGTATTTGCAAGAAAAAGGATTGTAATGCTGATCTGGGCAGCAAAATTGCCCATTGACAGGGGCGGGCTACAAGCCCAGGCTTGTGGTTTTTCTCTTTCCGCCATGGCCGCCCGGCTGCGGTGTAAAAAGCTCCTACCCTTTTACACCGTCAAAGCTGGCCTAATGCCCCGATGCAATACAAGATAACAGGCCGCCAGGCCGGGGATGATCTCCCCGGCCTTTTTGCTTGCCAAAAACCCGCTTTTGTGCATAGTGCGCATAAACCGTGCCATGTTGGCGCAATATTTGATGCCATTTTTGTGCCAAATTTCGTGCCTGTTTTCGTGCAAAAAACGTGCCATGTTTATGCAGTATTTTGTGCCTGTTTTTGTGCAAAAAACGTGCAAAAAACGTGCCATGGTGTTTTGCAAAAAAGCCGCTTATCATATAGGCATCATCAAGGCGGGGAGGTGGTTACATTGTCGGATGTTGTCCTTGTGGCCATTGTGGGAGCGATTGGCAGCGGCCTCTGCTCTATCCTGGGCGTGTTGGCTTCCAGCAAGCTCACACAATACCGCCTTGAGCAACTTGAGAAAAAAGTGCAGGCCCACAATAACCTTGTTGCGCGTATGTACGCGGTTGAGCATGAGCAGAACATGCTCAAACAGCACATTGAGGACTTGCACAGAAATGACGAATAGGAGGTATCACCATGTTGGATTTCACCCCGTTGGCGGAGGCCCTCATCACCCTGGCTGTTACGGCCATTACTGTTTTCCTCATTCCCTGGCTGCGCGAACGTTACAGCACCGAAACGCTGGAAAAGGCGCGGGGCTGGGTACAGATCGCGGTGTATGCCGCTGAAAAGCTGTACGGCGCTGGCCATGGCGCGGAAAAGCTGGCCTATGCGGAGCAAGTGCTTGCACAGCACAAAATCAAGCTGGACACCGCCACCCTCGCGGCCATGATTGATGCTGAAATTAAGAAGATGGAGCAGCAGAGCATTGATATCACCGGCTTTGAATTGGTGGAGGAGATTAAGCCGCCCGACACCGCAGAGGAGGCCGCTGGTGGTGATCTGAATGGCTAAGACAGGCGCGGGCCTGGCCCAATGGGCGGAAAACGTATACCGGGGCGGTAAACATGTGTATTGGTGGGGCACCTATTGCAAACCCTGCACGGATGAGCTGCTTGCCGGTAAAACCAAGCAATACCCGACCCATTACAAGGAATCCAGGCAAACCACCTACCGCCAGCACATCCAGGCGGGCAAAATCGCCACGGATTGCATCGGCCTCATCAAAGGCTACTATTGGGAAAAGGATGGCGTGATCAAGTACAAGCGCGATGGCCTGCCCGATAGAAGCAGCAGCGGCATTTACAGAGCCGCAACCATCAAGGGCAAGCTGGAAACCATGCCGGAAATCCCCGGCCTGCTTCTCTGGACGAAAGACCAGGGCCATGTTGCTGTTTATGTTGGCGGCGGCTATGAGGTGGAGGCGCGGGGCTTTGTGTATGGCGTGCAGCGCAACAAGGTATCAACCCGCAATTTCACCCATTGGGGCCTCTGCCCGTATATCGAATATACGGCGGAGGAAACCGCCAAAGCCAAAGCGGCGGCAGGCATCACCGAAAGCGCGAGCAGCTCCAGCAACGCGAGCAGCTCCAGCGCCCAGGAATCCACCAGCAAGCCCGAAACCACGGCACAAGACCAGGGAGGTGTTGAGATGCCTACCATCAGAAAAGGCATGAGCGGCACGGCTGTAAAGGTGCTCCAGCGCATGCTCCTGGCCAATGGCTGCACGCTCCCGCGCTATGGCGTGGATGGCGATGCAGGCGCGGAAACCATTGCAGCCGTGAAAGCATTCCAGACCACTCGCAAGCTGACCGTTGACGGAGTGGCGGGCCCGCTGACCTGGGCCGCCCTTGCGGGGTGATCAATGTGGCAAAGAAAGCCAAAGATGGGCGCGTATCTGTTTACAGCGTAAAAATCGCCCCCAATCTGGATATCATCCGCGCGATGGCGCAAACAGGAATTTCTCAAATCAAAATGCGCGAAATTCTGGGCATTTCCCGCAACACCTGGGACAGAGCCAGGGCGAGTGAGCCAGCATTCAAAGAGGCTCTTAATCCCCCAAAAATGGCCCCCCAGAATTTTGACCGGCTGGAGGATGTGCGGCAGCTTGAGGAGGACATGAAAAGGCTGGCCCACGGATTCACCCGCAGACAAATCCGATTCATTAACACCCGTGATGGCATTGAGGAGGTTGTGGAGGAGGTTTACTATCCTCCCAACTTCCAGGCCATCCGCTTCCTGCTCATGAACTGGGGCGGCTACATGTCCGAGCCTGCTGCCCAGGCACAGCGTGAAAAGGAATTTGACCACAAAAAGGCTATGGACGAAAAAAACAATTGGTGAGGAGGGAAACGCCATGGCCAAAATCTTTGGGCATCGCTCCTGCAAAAGCCTCAAGGAAGTGCCGAGCAAAGAGCAATATGATGTGCATGCACATGGCAACATCACGCGCGGTGGCAAGATTGCCGGTGTTACGGAGCCCATGCTCCTGGTAACGGATGGGGAGGGCAATATCATTGCCACCAAAGTGCTCACCGCTGATCTGACCATCAGCGGCACGCTCACGGCCTCCAAAATCGTTGGGGCGGTGTATGGATAATGCCGAGTGTAATCTATCAAGGCACCTTTGGTGGTGTTTCTGGCTCTAACGGCCTAACCACAACGCTTTCGGCTATATCATCTATTACCTCTGTGCCTGCTGGCGCTGTTATCACCAATGTATCATATGAGCTTGAAATCACAGCGGGTGGTTACAGCTCATCCAATGATTGGGTACTTGATGAGCTTTCCGTTGGCGGCTCTGGAGGCTCGCCCGATGCATCCGATAGCGCCACGATGTACGATAACGAGCACACATTCAGCGGCAATATGGATTATTACGCGTCTGATGTGAGCAAGTTTTCCGGCAGCACCATCCAGGTTTATGCCGCTGCCTACACAACGCACAGCTCCACCTCTTATCTGTGGGTTGTGAGAATCACCGTTGATTATGCATTCCCCAGCGAATGCGTGAAACCTTCCACGGTTACGATCAACGGCAGCACCGGCACGGTGGAAACCGCAAACAACACGGCAACGCTGGCATGGAGCGGAGCACAAGCAGGCTCCTATAACTCCATTAGGGGCTATCTGATCAACTATCAAGATAGCACGGATGGCTCCACCTGGGGCGATATCCAAACCGTTGGAGAAGTCTCGACGACGGCAACCAGCGGCAGCGTAACGGTTGCATTGCCGACTGTTGGCACGCGGCGAAGATTCTTTATCACCACATGCAGCGCATTGGGCAGCATTTACGATTCCCTGGGCAGCGCAGAGAGCCCGGTTGTGATCAGAAAGGCACCCATCAGCGCATGCGGCGCTCCCAGCGATGTGGCGCTGTCTGCTGCTACATCCACCGGCAGCAATGTAACGCTGTCCTGGAAAGCTGGCACCGCTGGCAATGATAACGCCATCACCGGCTATGAGGTACAGCGCCGCGAAAGCAGCAACGGCTCCTCCTGGGGTTCCTGGGCCGCGTACACAACCACCAAGGCCACCAGCTTGAGCGTTGCTCCTCCTGCTGCATATGATAGCTATTTCCAATACCGGGTGCGCACGCTGGGCGCGGCTGGCTCCTCCTACTATTCCGGGTGGGTAACCAGCGGCACGCTGCAAAAGGTGAGGCCATCCCTTACGGCCTACACCGACCCCGTACTGATTGCGCGCACAACCAAGGTAAAGGCCATCCACATGCTTGAGCTGCAAACCAATATCAACATCCTGCGCAATGGTATGGGCTTGAGTGCTTACACCTTTACCAACATCCAGGCCGGTTACACCAGCCTGGCGGGCTGGAATGACCATATCACAGAGCTGCGCACGGCCATTGATGGCATCACCACCAGCCATGAGGAATGGCTCACGCTGGGCGATAACACGCCCAGGGCGGATGTTATTGCGCAATTGCGCCGGGTGGTGGCTGCTGTATGATAACCAGCCTGCAAGATTTCTACCGCTCCAAAGCCTGGGAGGCGTTTATCCGCCTCCTGGCTGCGGAGAGGACAGACGAAAACGGGGTGATATGGTGCGCTCATTGCGGCAAGCCCATCATCCAGAAGTATGACCGCATCGCGCACCACAAAATCCATTTGACCCTGGCCAATGTGAATGATGCGGCCATTGCCCTCAATCCTTCCAACATCGACCTGGTGCACCATCGCTGCCATAACGAAATCCATGAGCGCTTTGGCTTTGCGAAGCCTCAAGCGCCCAGGATGCGCAAGGTTTACCTGGTGCATGGCAGCCCGTGCAGCGGAAAAACCACCTACACGGCCAGCGTGGCCGGGCCTGGTGATCTGATTCTGGATATGGATTGCATCTGGGCATGCATCAGCGGTATGGGAGCCATTGCGGGGAACGATGGCCACACGGCCCGTGATGACCGGCTCAAGCAAAACGCATTCCGCGTGAGGGATTGCATGCTGGACATGATCAAAACCCGTTATGGTGACTGGCGCAATGCCTACATCATCGGCGGTTATCCGCGCATTATGGAGCGTGAGCGGATGGCCACCATTTACGGGGCCGAAATGCTGCACATTGACACCCCGCGCGATATCTGCGAGCTGCGAGCGCAGCAGCGCCCCAAAGAGTGGGCCGGTTATGTGGCCGACTATTGGGACACCTTCCAAAACTAAAGGAGTGAAAAACCATGCTTTCTATCTACAATGGCCGTCAACACTTCTGGCAATGGGATACCAACCAAAAGCTGGTTGTGGTAAATGGCGGAGGGTGTGAGGTGCATTTCCGCAACCCGGATGGTGGAGAGGCTTTCATCCTCAAAACCTATGAGCTGAACGGCACCACCGTGGTTGATGTGCCAAACATCCTGCTGCAAAAGAATGGCCAAATCAATGCCTGGCTGTATGTCTGCATTGGTGAGGACGATTGCACTATTTACGAGCGCTCTTTCGATGTGTGGCCGCGTCAATGCCCGTCTGAATACATTTACTCCAAAACTGATGTTGTGGATTATGAGAAACTGATGCACTCCATCAGCGAGGGTGCAGAGCGGGCGGAGGAAGCTGCAAGCCAGGCCGCAACCGAGGCCGAGAATGCAGCGAATGAGGCCGGAAATGCCAGCGCGGCAGCAAACAGGGCGGAGGGTGCCGCCTCTAATGCAGAAGCCCAGGCGGGCACCGCTGCTACCAAGGCCAGCGAAGCCGCTGCATCTGCCACCAAGGCAGAGAATGCTGCCGCAGAGGCAGAGAGCCAGGCGGGCACCGCTGCTACCAAGGCGAGCGAAGCCACTGCATCTGCTACCAAGGCAGAGAATGCCGCCTCTAATGCAGAAGCCCAGGCGGGCGCGGCTACCACCAAGGCCAGTGAGGCCGCTGCATCTGCTACCAAGGCAGAGAATGCCGCCTCTGATGCAGAAAGCCAGGCGGGCACCGCTGCTACCAGAGCCAGCGATGCCGATGCTGCGGCCACCCGTGCGGAGAATGCTGCCGCAGAGGCAGAGAGCCAGGCGGGCACGGCCACCACCAAGGCCAGCGAGGCCGCTGCATCCGCCACCCGTGCGGAGAATGCTGCCGCAGAGGCAGAGAGCCAGGCGGGCACGGCCACCACCAAGGCCAGCGAGGCTGCTGCATCCGCTACCAAGGCGGAGAATGCCGCCGATGATGCAGAAGCCCAGGCGGGCACGGCCACCACCAAGGCCAGCGAAGCCGCTGCATCTGCTACCCGTGCGGAGAATGCTGCCTCTGATGCAGAAGCCCAGGCGGGCACGGCCACCACCAAGGCCAGCGAGGCCGCCGCATCCGCTACCCGTGCGGAAAATGCCG